AATCGACTCAGATCGGTTTGGAGCACCCTTCGGGGGAAAGCAAACCTAACATTCGATTCATGATTATTAAATCAAATGCTAGACAAACAAGTGAAATCAATATTTACAGTGAATTTTCAAACACTATATATATCGATTCCAGATGCTTGCAATTCGGTTAATAGTATCACAGAACACTTCCATAAGACAGTAAAGTTTATGGGAATGCCTATGGCTATTAAAATGCATAAGGAGACAGAACGTCACCTCAAAATGACATTCTTGAACCAATCTACCAAATTTAACCATTATACATGGACTAAACTTGATAGATATGGTATACCCAAATTTGTACAATTTAGGTACCACCTTATACAAAACCCTGAATATGCTCAGGCGATGTTAACCGCCTTAGCATACTATCGGTTGTTTACACAACCAATTAATCCTGATGCTATTTCTAGCATCTGGACTACAGGACCCGATGTGTCGGAGCAATTCCTTAAAGAAATTGAGGAATATGCTGGGGAATTCTTTGAGTCAAAAGGTGTAAAACCTTTTGAACCATTGGATACCCCTTTCCCGGCTTACGCAACAACCAAAGCAGGGGCCAATGGGCCTTCTGCTATGGGGTTAACGTCTTTGATTGACCTACTAGCTTTAGAGAGAGATAACCTTTTGGAAAAGATTATCTCCTTTGGATCAAAAGTCTATTCAAATAAATCTTTCGATTTATTTAAACAGATTATTGATCAATCTCTAACCACTGCCAAACTACAACCAGTTAAACTGGAGGGTCTTTCTGTCGGCCGACTGCATTTACTTGCAGAAGGAGGAGGAAAGACGCGGGTAATTTGTATACCCGACGTTTGGACGCAATCTGTTTTGAAACCTATTCATCAGTACTTGATGAAAGGAGTCTTAACAAGAATGCCATATGATGGATCCTTTGGACATGATGTCCTAGGGAATAAAGTAAAGAAATTTACTAAACATCGGGGTCTGTTTTGTTACGATCTTACGACCGCAACTGACAGATTCCCACTATCTATCCAAATAGCGGTTCTTAAGCCTCTACTTGGAGATCTAGTATATGAATGGTCTCAACTTCTAACTGATCGAAAGTTCAGTTATAAGAAGAAGCTATACAGCTATGCTGTTGGACAGCCCATGGGGATGTTATCCTCGTGGGTTGCCTTCAGTATTGCTCACCACATAATCATCAATTTCTGTAAAAGAAATAAATCTTTCTATGCAGTTATTGGAGATGATGTGGGTATGTCATCAAAGGAAGGAGCTATGAAGTATAGATCCCTAATGGAGACACTCGGAGTGAGTATAAATGACGAAAAGTCACTTATTCCTAATGAATCCAACAGGGTTGCTGAAATTGCCAAGAGGCAGTTTAAGCAAGGAGATGAAATCTCCGCTATACCTCCTAGAGTACTTATAGAAGCAACAAAAGGTCTTGAAGGCCTTTTGGAGTTTCTACAAGTAGCTGCTGTCCGAACTGGAAAGCTCAGACCTTTTTCTTCTGAGCTAGAAATGGAAGGAATAAGAAGCATGATTAAAAGAAATCGTGACTTCTTGACCGACCAATTCCAGGTCACCATTACGTGTCCTCTTGACAAGTACAACCCTTTCCAGGTTTACTTGAACCTTTTGGCCCCATTTAGGGTAACCGGGAGGTGGAACACATCCATGCCAGTGAAAACGTTTATTCACGAGATGGAGCGTTATATTTTAAATATAGCGGTAATGGCAATCAACCAACATCCATTGAGTCTAGAACTCTTTGGTATGCCGGCTGGTGCGCCCAGATCCAGTAATTCACCCGTAACACCCCTTATAACCAATTACTTGGCAATAAGGAAAGAAGCTCTCAAGAAACTTCTTAAGGTCACATTGGCTCATCAAGGAACAGATGACTGGGACGACGATCATGTCGTGTCCTCAGAATCTATCTATGAAGAGTTACTATCGGGTCCTAATCCCTATTCTCCAAAAGATTTCATGGAGAAGCGTAGGATTAGACGGAAAGCCTCCCTGGAACTGATTTATAAGTTCTATGGTGTTTCGAGATTTGCCAAAGCCCGTAAGGGCTTGGTTTCTTC